AGCACTTCCGTATTTATTAAGCAATATGCTGAGGCATTTCTCTCTGTTCCTTAACCTGTCATCAGAGTATCTCCAATCATCATTCATCATCTTCAAATACCTCATCATAATCAGCAAGAGGAGGTAATGATTCTTCAAGTTCTGTTGAATATGATTGAACATCTGAATAAACTTCAGACTCCAATGAATCCACTAAGAGTCTAAGATTTCTGACAATCAATTTTAGTTTATCCTTTTCCATTAAAAAAGGGGAGCATTAATACTCCCCAAGTCTATCACTCTTTAATAGTTTTAGCAACTATCACTTAGTGTAAGTACGACCTCTATAACAAAAGGTTCCATGAGATTCCTCATTAAAAGCACATGTTTCGTACTTCACTCCACGATATGTGGTGTAAGCAATCTGAGCATTATGAATTGCAGATGCTTTTTCAATCTGCTTTTTGATCAAATGAAGTGTGTTCATTGTAGGTACTCCTAAAGTAGTTGGATTTTAATCCGTTCCTTTAGTCGTTTGCGTCCCAGATACACTCAGGTACAGATTCCTTTACGGTCTCTACCAACTCTACCTTAAAAGCATTTGAGAGATTCTCATTTGCTTTCATCTTCAGCATAATTGCGTCAGCTTGTTGGCAGGTGAGTGTTGAATAGAATAATATTTCTAGCATGGGATGAACGGTTCCGTTCCGCGACTTACTTGCGTCCCACCCAAGAGTGGGATGAACGTCAGGTCTTATTATAGACCACATAGTATATATGTGTCAAGTGCTTTAATGGACATACTATTATAAATCAATAGTGCTACTAGAGTTGACCACAGTAGTGTAGAGATGCAAAGTCCCTTCTTGCTCACACTTAAGATGCCAGCGTGTCATTATAGTAACAACCTCTTTTGTTCCACCAGTCATCATCTCCCTACCTTCTTTTGTCATGGTAGTGTATAGACCATATCTAGTCTTCCAAACATAAAATTTATCATCAATTAGTTCAGCATTATCTGGAACTACAGGTGCTTTTAATTTTTGAACTACTTCATCCATTATTTAATCCCGCTGTCTCCAGTCTTCAGGTTTGTCTTGGTGAAACCAACTCTTAATGTCGTCAGCATCAGTGAATCCCTTCTTATGGTTGGATGGATCGGGATCTCCTAAACCCATTCTATTCAGAAAATCATCTGTGCTACCCTCTTCAATGTTTTGGGATGCTTGGCGTCTTGCCATTTTTAACATCTCATTAGCAGATGTATTTGCTTTGGCAAGTTTCTGCGCCCAGATCATATCATCTAGTTTTACATCTTCATTATTTGCGATACATTTACAAATGAACTCTAGTCTTAATCTATATTGAGTTGAGAGCATATGTTTCCTTTGATGTATTATTTATTTTAGAATCCTTCTTCTTCGGCTTCTTCTATCATTTTTGATACTACATCTTCTGTTCCATCAATTGTTTTAATAGCAAACAAACTAGACTTCTGATATTTCTTGATCTTTTTATATGACTTCAGAAGTTTATTGATTTGCTCTTGAGGGAGTTCAAACTCCACATTATCTACAAAACCATCACTCATTTTTTTGGGTTCCATAATTTAGGATTAGCTCTGCCTTCTGCTTGAGTAATATTCTTCAAGTCACTGCGATAGTTATCCCAATAGTAGTCAAAGATTTCTGATACTTTTGGTGATAAAACAATATCAAACTTGGTAATACCATCCTGAAGATATTCAACTAGAAAAGCACTACTAGGAAGAGTCTTATCCTCAGATAATGTAGCATCACAATCTACATGAATTTGCACAATGCCTTTATTCATCAGGAGCGACCTCCCCATTGAATATCTGGATATGCTTTTTCCACAATTGATTGAGAGAGTTTGTATTTGGTTTCCAAAGACTTATCTTTTACCAAACAAATAATCTCTGCCTCACTGGGATGAAGACCTTCAAGCATTTGGATGAACATAGTCTCCCTACGAATATTAGATAGAGTATCATTACCACCTTTCACAAAGTGATAAAGGTTTCTCCATTCTCTTCTAAGAGTTGTGTGATCAGTCCCAAGAGGTGCTTCATTCTTTTTGTAGGGAACTACACCCTCAGGAACAATACTTATCACTGTGGTATCAAAGTTCCAGATCATCAGTGCCTTAAGGGCGTCTGTTTCATACTCTTTAAGAATTTCAGCTTTCTTTTCAACACCCCTTGTTTTGCTTACCAACTCCAAGATTTCATGCATGAAAGGGTTGGGTGGGAGTTTCTTTGATGTAGTCATTGTTATAAATTCAGGTTAGGTTATTTATTCTTCATCCTCAGTTGTTTCAAAACCATTTTCAAATCTTACTGCCAGAATATCATCTGGAATAATTTGTCCATGTTCATCAAACATTTCTGGATGGGTTGGTATGAAAGTTGAATTTCTTTCAATCACATATTCTTTGAGCAAGTATCCAATTACTCCTCCTACTAGGAGAAACATAAAGGATATAACAGTAGACAATGTAAGAGCGACTGCTAACATTTTACTCCTCTTTTTTAGAACTTATTTTGTTGAAGTCCAAATGAAAATTAAAAAAGAAGTCTACTTCTCTTGAAAAGAAGGTGACAATCTTACCAAACTTTACTTGGAATGTTTTTGGTCTTTGTTTGCTCCTATTTTTATTTCTTAGTAGTAACTCAACTCCTCTATTGATCCTGAGAGATGAGTCACTTTCTTCATTATTTAGAGAGTTTTCTCTTTCTTCCTGGTCTTTTTTCTTGCTCATATTTCCATGCATCCTGTAGTATACCATACAAATAGTTTTTTATCTTTCTTGCTTCTGGTTTACCCAAGTAACCATACCCTTCTTTGAGTTGTTTGTGGGCATCATCATTTCCACCTTCAAGATAGTCATCAAGATCTAGAATAAGAAGTTTAATCTCTTTAGATGTAGAACTATCAATGAACTCTTGAACATCTCTTTTAGTTGCTTTAGCAGACTTTAGATATTCATACATTTTGAGCACATACTTACCTTTAAAGGCAAAGTCAATAGAATGTTCAACTATGTCATAGAGTTCGAACTGATCCATTACACTAGATTATTTTCTTTGAGGTATTTAACAGTTTCTGTACATCCACCTAGAATTGTATCATTAACAACAACTCTTGGGAAGGTTGAACCTTTACCAAACTCTTTATAGAATTCTTCTCTGGTAAAATCTGCCCCCAATTTATACACTACATGTTGCAGTTCTGCAAGTTGGAGTGCAGCCTGAACTTTAGTGCAGAATGGGCATCCATCCTTAGAGTATACAGTAAATGTCATAATAGAATTAGAAAAGGTATAGAAATTAAAAGTATTGAAATTAGAAATCCCCCTGCTATTGCTAACAAGGGGTTTGCACTAAAAGAGGGGTCATCCATCTAGTTTGTTTCTTGCTTCTGGATTAGTTTTAAGCTCTTCAATAAATGCCTCCTTGGCAAGTTTTGGAGTGTATCCAGGATAGTATTGTTTCATGAGTTGAGTTGTGCCAAGGCAACTAGGATAACCGCCCTTGATCCACACTTCTTTTCTGTCCTCTATGACAACATGGTTGATTGGAAATTTACTCTGCTTCTTCATAGGTAAATGTCTTTTCTTTTACTTTGGTATCAAACTCCCCTGTCTTTTTTTTATTTATTTCAAGAGAATGTTGAGGTTTAAATTCCCTATCCATAGGTTGTGATTTGCTTAGATCTCTTCTGGATTGATTCTTAATGACAATGAAAGCATCTTTATTATACTTACGAGTACCAATAGGAGATTGCCACTTCCTATTATACTCTTCACCAACATCAATTCCTGATACTTGAGTACCACCAATCTCTACATCAATCTCATCACCCACTTCCCATCCAAGTTTATTGATAACTCTAGCAAGTTGTTCAATAAGAGTCTGCTTATCAGACTCATCAGGTTCCAGATTGCCAATCATCAATACAACTCCTCTTCTTTTCCAGTTTCAATTACACAATCAGAAGTAGGATATGAAACACAGGTCAGCAAGAAACCTGCTTCAATCTGATCATCATCTAGGAATGATTGATCACTCTGATCAACTGTACCTAAGACAATCTTGCCAGCACATGATGAACAAGCACCTGCACGACAAGAATAGTTGATATCAATTCCTGCTTCCTCAGCAGCATCCAGAATATATTGATCACTCTCTACAGTAATAGTGTGATCACCATCTTCAGTCTTAAGAGTTACGTTATAGGACATAGTTCTCCAATAAAAAAAGGGAGGTTGCCCTCCCATTGTATCTTATTATGTATGTGCTTGTCAACTATGTCTTTTATCTGTAAAAAATCTTCTAGTCTTTCTCTAGTTTATACGTAATAGTTATTTGATTATAAACTTCATCTCTATTGTCACTATTGTACAAATGACAACGTTCTACCTTAGCATCCAATAGTTTCTCAATATTCTTAAGTTGCCATTCAGCAGCATACTTATTGAATCCATCGTCCATCCAACTCTTATTGGATCCTGGTGTGTTAAATTCCATTATTCAATACCTGGTGGGTAAGTTTCAATCTCAATCAGTTCATAGTCCCAGTCTTCCATGACTGTATTGGCAAGAAA